CATCGCCCCGCCCACACCGGGATTCGGCGTCGCGTTCTCCAGCCTCGAAGCCCGCCCCTATCGGTATCGCGACTTCGCGAGTGAGCAGTACGGGTTGATGTACGCGACCAATCCGAACCTGCGGATCCCGATTGACTTCCTCGCGGGCAACGTCGCGCAGTTGGGGCTGCACGTCTATCGCCGCATTTCGGACACGGACCGCGAACGGCTCACGGACCACGAACTCGCGCGCTGGCTCGCGAAGCCGAATCCGGGGACGACGACGTACCGTCTGATCGAATCCCTGCTCGGTGATCTCGGCGTGTTCAAGAACGCGTACTGGCTCAAGGTGCGCTACGACGACGACACGGGTGCACGGGCGATTGGGTTGCTCCGTCTGCCTCCGGAGCAGATGTGGGTGCGGGGGGGGCTCCTGCCGACGTCGTATGTGTGGCGGTCGACGACGACGGGACAGGAACTCCCGTTCGACCCCTCGGAGATCGTCGCCTTCGGCGGCTACAACCCGCTCGATCCGCTCATGGGGCTGTCGCACATGACGACGCTCGACCGGATCATCCGCGAGGATGCCGCCGCCTCTGCGCATCGCGAGTACTACTGGCGCAACGCGTCGCGGCACGAGGGCGTCATCGAACGCCCGAAGGACGCGGCGAAGTGGACGCCGACGCAGAAACAATCGTTCCGCGAACAGTGGCAAATGCGGTTCGCGGGCTCGGGGAACTCTGGACTGATCGCCGTGCTTGAGGACGGGATGCAGTTCAAGCCCATCGCGTTCTCACCGAAAGATTCTGAATTCATTCAGGGCGGGAAACTGCGGCGCGAGGTGACGGCGGCGGAATACAACGTCCCGCAACCGTCAGTCGGCATTCTCGACCACGCGACGTTCTCGAACATCCGCGAACAGCACAAGCAGTTGTATCAGGACTCGCTCGGCCCGACGCTCGAAATGGTCACGCAGGAAATCGAGCGTCAGTTGCTCATCGAATGCACCGATCAAGAAAACGTCTACGTCGAGTTCAACATCGCGGCCAAGTTGCAAGGGAGTTTCGAGGAACAAGCCACCGCGATTCGTCTGCTCGTCGGCCGTCCGATCATGACGCCGAACGAGGCCCGCGCGCGGCTGAATCTCCCGTCCATCAAGGACGATCCGACCGCTGATCAGATCGCGCCGCAGCAGGGCGGACCGTCAGACGGCACGGGCGCGCCCGCCCCCGGTGCAGGTGGCATCACGGAACCTGCCACGGGGAACGACGGCGCGGATGGCGAGGACGGCGGCGATACGACGACGGAGACGTCGCGGCTCGTCACGTTCGCCATCGACGCGACGCGCCGTCGTCAGTACTCCGCGCTCGGACGGTTCGACGTCGCAGAACGGTCCGCCGCATTTTTCGCGCAGATCGACCGATGGAATCGTGAACTCGCGCGCGACCTCGCGCCGCTCGTCGGCATCGACGAGGCTCGACGCGTGGCGGAGTACGCGAACGCGGAGACGTATCTCGCCCTCGACAGTCTCTCGGAGGTCGGGTAAATGCGCAGCCACGCCCACGCTCACGCGATCTCGTTCGCGCTCGAACACCACTGGAATCTCACGCCGGGAATGCTCCGCGTCGTGGCGGGTGTTCTCGCGCGACACGAGGCGCTGGAACTGAATTGGTCCCCGGAACTCGAAGCGGAACACCGGGACGCGATTCAAGCGGCCGTGCAGAACAAGAAAAATCTGCCGCAGCCGCGCGTCGGCTCGGTGCAGATCATTCCCGTGTCCGGCGTCCTCGTCCCGCGCGCGTCCGCGTTCAGCGACATTTCCGGCGCGACGTCGTACGCGCGACTGTCGCAGCAATTACAGGAGGCGGTCGCGGACAAGGGCGTCCGGAACATCGTGCTCGACGTCGACTCCCCCGGCGGATCGGTCGCAGGGAATCAGGAACTCGCCGCCGAGATCATGCGCGCCCGCACGAAGAAACCGATCATCGCGCAAGCGCAATACCTCATGGCGTCGGCCGCGTACCAGCTCGGGAGCGCCGCCACGGAGATCGCCGCCGCCCCGTCCGCGCAAGTCGGGAGCATCGGCACGTACTCGATTCACAACGATCTGTCCGCCGCCCTCGAACAAATGGGCGTCAAGCGCACGTACATCAGCGCGGGCACCGGGAAGGTCGACGGGAACGAAACGGGACCGCTCACCGACTCCGCGTTGGCGCGTCGACAGAAATCCGTGAACGACGCGTACGACGCATTCGTCTCGACGGTCGTGCGCGGACGCGGCAACGGCACCACGGAATCGAAGGTCCGCGACTCGTGGGGCGCGCACGTCTATGGCGCGCGGGACGCGAAGGACATGGGCCTCATCGACCGAATCGCGACGCTCGATCAAACGCTGGAACGTCTGCTCGAAACGGGCGACGTCGCGGATCGGGCGGCGCTCGCCGCGTATCGCGGTGATCACCTCGACGACGACGCGACCGCCGACATTCCGCAGACCCGCGTGCGCGCGGGGTCCGGTCAGGATCGACGGCGCGAACTACTCGAACGGATGTTGTTCGAGCAACTCCTGTAACGCCGGAGAATCACATGCGAGTCATCAACACCGACGTCCTCGAAGCCGACCTGATCAAGAAGCAGGACGCGGCCCGCAGTCTGTTCCAAAAAACCATCGAGGCGTGCGACGCGCACGAGGAAAAGGACGCCGAAGGCAAAGTCACCGTCAAGGGCCGCACGATGACGACGGAGGAAACCGCCGCCGTTCAGAAACTCATGGACGAGGCGACGGCGATCAAAACCCGTCTGCTCGAAGCGCGCACCGGCAACACCCTCGCGACCGAGATCGACAAGCTCACGCAGGGGATGACGGCGGCGGACCGCACCGAGACGAAGAACGCCGCGATCAAGTCCCTCGGGCAGCAGTGGGTCGAGGGCGAGGGCGGCAAGTTCTTTCAGCAGAAACGCCATCAGGGGACGCGCAATTGGGCGTCGCCCGCGATGGAACTCAACGAGCCCGACTACCGCCGGATGGCGACGACGCTCACCACACAGGCGGGGTCCGGCGGCGCGCTCATCGTGCCGCAGTACCTCCCCGGCATCCTGCCGCTGCTGTTCCGTCCGTTGAAGGTGCGCGATCTGCTCGCGAGCGGCACGACCGATTCGCCGCTCATCGTCTACATGCAGGAGCAGACGTTCACGAACGCGGCGGCGGCGGTCGCGGAGGGCGCGGCGAAACCGGAAAGCGCCATGGTGTTCTCGCAGGTGCAGGAAGCGGTCAGCAAGATCGCGCACTTCATCCCGGTCACCGAGGAAATGCTGGAGGACGTCTCGCAGAGCCGCGACTACATCGACGCGCGTCTCGTAACCGGGCTCGATCTCACCGAGGAAGATCAGTTGCTCAACGGGAACGGCACCGCGCCGAACCTGAAAGGCATCCTGAATCGCACGGGCGTGCAGACGACGGCAGTCGGCACCGCGCCCGTCGAGACGACGCCGGACGCCGTCTATCGCGCGATGATGCAGGTGTTCTATTCGGCGTGGGTCATGCCGACCGGCATCGTCATGAACCCGACGAACTGGAACCACGTCGCCGTGCTCAAGGACACGCTCGGGCGGTATCTCGGCACCGGCCCGTTCGCGCCCGCGCAGGCTCCGACGCTGTGGGGCGTCCCTGTCGCCGTCACGCCCGCCATCGCGGCCGGGACCGCGCTCATCGGCGCGTTCGGTTCTCAGGCGCAGGTGTTCGCGCGCGGCGGCACGCGCGTCGAAGCCTCGAACAGCCATCAGGATTTCTTCATCAAGAACCTCGTGGCGATCCGCGCGGAGCGGCGTCTCGCGCTGGCGGTCTACCGTCCGGCGTCGTTCATCACGCTCACGGCGATTCTCTGAGATGACGTGGTCCGGGACGTGCGCACGGTGCACGTACCCGGACACGTGCTCGTGGTTTCAACGCTGCGTTTTCTACGGAGGACCGATGGCGACTTACAACAGCGACGGGACGACCGATTACGAGCCGGGCGAATCGAACGACCGCGCGTCGACAGACGGCGTGAAGGCGGCGACGACGGACGGCGGCAACGCGCACGCGGCTGCGTCGCACGTCGCACCCGCGAAGCACGTCGACGCGCCGAAGGGCGCGCACCACAAGGCGTAATCCGTGGACACGATCACTCCCGGCGGATCGACGTACGTGGCGGGCGAATCGAACGCCCGCGCCGCCGTTCTGCCGGTCATCACGTCGCTCAACCCGACGAACGCGTCGCATAGCGGCGGGACGATCACGTTGCACGTGCTCGGCTCGGGGTTCACGCCGGACGCCGTCGTGAACTTCAACGGCATCGACAAGCGCACGACGTACGTCTCGCCGACCGACGTCTCGATTTCGGGGGACATCCAACCCTCGGATCAACCCGGTCCGAACGCGGTGACCGTGCGGACGCGCGCAGGTGTCTCGAACCCTGCGACGTTCACGATCACGTGAGGACGCCGTGCTCTACGTGAAGGCCGACCCCGGACCGTGCCCCGTCGACGATGCGCCGCACACCACGTGCGTCGCGCCGCACGCGGGCACGATCCGCGCGGTGCAGTTCCCGATGCGCGACGGCGTCGTCGAGCCGCCACTCGTCGGCGCGGTGACCGTGCCGACGCCGGTCGGTCCGACGTCGCCGCCGCTGCTCGCGGAACGAATTCAGGAGACGTTGCCGGACGGTCACGTGACGACGGCGACGTATCGCAAGAAGCGACGTGAGTGATCGCGATGTGGACCAACCTCACCTTTCGGGGATTCGACTACGGCTCGTGGCAGCAATCGCAACGGCTGCCGCGTCTGCCGCATGTTGTCTCCGTCTGCACGGTTGCGCCCACGGAGGAACCGCTCGACCTCGCCGCCGCGAAACTGCGCGCGAACTTCACGTGGCCGTCCCCCGATGAACGCGACGCGCTGATCACTTCCTTCATCGCCTCCGCGCGCCAGAAGGTCGAACACGACACGGGCCTCGCGTTGCTCACGCAAACGCGCGAGGTGTATTTCGACGTCCTCACGTCGACGGTGATCGTGCTCCCGGAGTACTGCGTCCCGTTGCAGACCGTCGCGTCCGTCGAATGGACCGACAACGATGGAAACGTGACGACGCTCGTCGAGGACACGGACTACGTCGTCGACTACGTGAGCGGTCGGATTCTGATCACGTCGACGACCGTCGCGAACGCGCGCTCCTTTCAGGGCTGGAAAATCACGCTCGACGCCGGATGGCCCGACGCGGCGACCCTCGCGCAAATGCAGCCCGTGCTCGTGCAGATGGTCGGATTGCTCACGGCGCACATGGCGACCCTCGGCCGCGATCTCGCGACGATTGAACGCGGCACGCTCGACGAGATTCCGCAGGGCTACACCGATCTACTGGCGGCGTATCTGCCGATTGCGGTGATTTGATGGCGACGCAAGGTTCGATCCTCGGCTCGTCCGTCGCGTTGGCGTCGAAGCCACACCGCGTCGACATCAGCAATCCGTCCGGCGCACCGACGCCCGACGCCGGGGAATACGTGCAGTCGTACGCGACGGTCGGATACGAGTACGCCGCCATCGAGCCCGCGAACCCGACTCGGCTCGAACGCTTCACGCAAGCGGGGAACATCGCGACGGCGACGCACACGATCACGATGAACTACCGCGCCGACGTCACCACGCAAACGCGGCTCACGTTCAACGGGCGTCGATTCGATGTCCTCGGCTACGCGTCCCCGCGCGAACTCGGCGTCGACCTCGTCCTCGTCTGTCAGGAGATGCGGCCGTGATCACGTTGACCATCGCGGAAATCGCGGAGACGGCACGCGCGTTCGAGCAACTGCCGCCGGAGATGGTGAAAGAGGCGACGAACCTGATTTCAGGCGTGGCGAATCAGGCGACGTTTCAACTCAAAGGCCAGTACCCGATGGGCGGGCTCCGCGACCACGTGCAGGTCGAACAACTGAACAAGTCGTCGGCGTACGCGGGATTCCGCATCAAGAACACCGACAAAAAAGCGTGGTGGTGGGAATACGGCACGGCGGTCCGCCACACGAAGCTCGGTTACAACCGGGGCGAGTGGAAGCGACCGCACGGCACGCTCGTCGATCAGTTGCAGAAATCACGTGCGCAGATGTGGGTGCTGCTGCGCGATTTCCTTGTGCGTAAGGGATTGAAAGTCAGCGGGTGAACACATGACGACGACACTCGAAGAACGCGAAGCGATCCTCGACGCCGCACCGCGCCGCGTCGTCGGGTCCATCGGCACGCAGTACGTCAACGCGCCGGAATTCCGTGCGTTCCGCGAACGCGGCGGACATCGGTCGTCCGGCGCGTGGCGTGCGCCCGTCGTCGAGGTGATCGCCCCGCCGGACATGCGGAGCGCCATCGTCGACAGTTCCGGCATGACGGTCGCGGAGGTCGTCCCGATGCGGCCCGTGCCGCAGATCGTGCCGACCGTCGCGTCGCTCTGCGCGCAGGGCCGCACGACGGCGAACGCGATCCAGTACCCGTACGACAACGCGCCGCCCATCACCGGGAAGGCGGCGATCACGGCGGCGGGCGTCGCGAAGGCGGCACTCGCGGCGGGTTCGTTCCAACTGTGGACGCAGCCCGTCGTGAAATCGGCGGGCTACGTCAACGCCAGCGACGAACAGTTCGAGGACGTGCCGGGGCTCCAGTCCTACATCGATGCGCGTCTCACCCGCGCGGTCGACCTCGGCGTCGACGCGGACCTCTGCGCGCAGATCGCGGCGTTGCCGGGATTGACGCCGACAGCGGCGGCGGCGGGCGGCAACGCGGCGTCGCTGTTGCGACAGGCGATGGTGATTCTCGCGGCCAGCGGCTACATGCCGGACGGCATCGTGATTCATCCGAACGCGTTGTACGGCACGTTCGTGATCGCGGGACAGGAGTTGCAGGGCGCGGACCTCGTGAACGACGCGCTCACGGATCGCGCCGCCCTGTATCTCTACGGGATGCGCGTCGTCCCGTCGTTGGCGGTGGCTGCGCCGACGACCGCGATCATCGGCGCGTTCGGGACGGCGGCGCAGGTGTTCTGGCGCGACGAGATGTCCATCGAAGCGTCGAGCGACCACGTCGACAACTTCATCAAGAACATGATCACGATTCGGGGCGAACGTCGCTACGCGCCCGCGTTCTACTCGCAAGCGGCGTTCTCGACCGTCACCGGACTCGCGGTGCTCACGTAATGCAGAACGCCGTCGACAGCGCGCAAATCGAGGACGCGCTCCTCGCGATCTTGTTGAACGACACGATCCTGCAATCGCTCTGTCCGGACGGCGTGTGGTGGGATTCGGCGGGCGAGGCGAACGGCCAGCCCGCGCGTCGATTCGTGATCGTGTCGTTGCTCACGCACGCGGACGAACCGGTGTTCGGCGGACGCGCCATCGAGGACTACACGTTTCTCGTCAAGGCGGTGATGCTCGGCGCGTCGAGCGTCGACATCCGCGCGGCCGCACAACGCTTCGACGAACTCCTCGACGACGAACAACTCGATCTGCCGGACTACGCGTTCGGCGCGATGTTCCGCGAACAACGCGTCCGCTACGTCGAGGAAGATTCGGAAAATCCGGCGATTCGTTGGCTTCATCGCGGCGGGCACTATCGCGTGCAGGTATCGCTCCCGCACGCGTGATCGATCCACGGGGGAAACCACAACGGGGTTTGCACTGAGGGAGTAACACACATGGCGATCAAGACGGGACGGTACGGCAGCGTGATGTACGACCCGGCGGGGACGACGCCGGTCGAAGTCGTCTCGCTCAACGCGTGGAAAGCCTCGTTCAAAACCGACAAAGAGGACGTCACCTGTTTCGGAGACACGAACAAGGTGTACGTCCCCGGCATGAAGGACGTGAGCGGCACCGTGGCCGGGTTCTGGAACAGCGACCCCGCCGCGAGCGGCATCCTGTTCGACGCTGCCGACGCCGACACGCCGGGGAAGCTCAAGCTCGTGCCCAACGACAGCACGGCGGAAGCGCCGTTCTTCTGGTCGGGCCTCGCCTACCTCGACGCCGAAATCGACTGCTCGATGGCGGCTCCCAAGGTGTCGGGCGAGTTCATGGCGGCGGGTCCGTGGACCCGCGCGGTCGGACCCTGATCGCCGCGTGACGGTGATCCGTGTTCCGCGAACTCGCGATACGCGGACAGGACGGCGCGCTGCTGTGGGGCCGCAACGCCCGCACGCCCGCCGCGTCTGTCCGCACGTGGGCGATCCGCAGGGAACGCAACAGGAAGCTCGGCCCGTGGGTGCTCACGGCGTCGGCGCATTCGATTAATCGTTTCCTCTGCGGACAACGTCCGCTCTTTTTCACAGCGCCCCGGCTCGGCGGCGGACGGTGGTGTTGGCCTGTCCTCGACGTGCAGCCCGACACCGCCGCGTTGACGTTGACCGCGCGGCTCGGCCAACCGGAGCAATGAACCCATGGCAAGAAATCGATTCGTCCGTCCGGACGTCGTGACGTTGCCGCTCTCAGAGGGCGACACGATCACGATCCGCAAAGAACTCAACGCCGGGGAAATGCGCGCGATGTCGGACCGCGCCCGCATTCCGGACACGTTCCCGCCGCGTACGGACCCGATGAAGGCTCCGACTGCGCTTGTCGTGGCGTACCTCGTCGACTGGTCGTTCATCGGGGAGGACGGGGCGCGCGTCGACATTCGCGGGTATTCGGCGGAGGAACTGACGGCGGTGCTCGACAGCCTGAACCTCGGCACGCTGAACGAGATCGTGAACGCGATCAACGCGCACGTCGCCACGGAGTCGGCGTTGGAAAAAAAAATCCTGAATGGCGAGAACGTGTCGTGAGCGACCTCGCGATCTGTCGACACATGGGCGGCTGGCGCTACGAGGACGTGCTCGCGTTGCCCGCCGACGTCTACGCGGTGCTCATCGAGGAACTGAATAAAGAGAACTCCTGATGGCTCTGTCCGGCAAACTCGAAGCTGATTTCTCGGCGTTTTACGAGGCGTGCGCGAAAGCCGTCTCGTCGCTGGAAAGCCTCGGGAAAGCGGGCGACGACGCCGCGAAAAATCTGAAAGAGACGGACAAGGAAGTCGGCGGGCTCGTCGGGAGTCTCGGGGAACTCGCGGCGGGCGTCGCGTCCGGCGAACTCCTGAAAGAAGCGTTCGAGAAAGTCGTCGACGTCGTCAAAGAGGCGGCGATGGCGTTCCCCGAACTCATCGCGCACACCGTCGAGGTCGGCAATTCCCTCTATGAAATGTCGCTGCGCACGGGCGCGAGCGTCGAGAATCTGTCCAAGCTGCGGTACGTCGCCTCGCAAACCGGCATCGATTTTCAATCGATGGGCGGCTACATGCAGAAAATGGAACAGAACCTCGGTGCCTCGGGACAAGCCGCCGACAATCTGCAAACCAAACTCAGCGCCCTGCACCTGAATCTCCAGACGCTCAAGGACGAGAAACCGGATCAGGCGTTCATCGACATCATGGAGGGGCTGCACGAGATTCCCAGCCGCGCCGATCAAGCCGCCATCGGCGTTGCGCTGTTCGGCAAGGGCTTCAAGGAAATGGCGGGGCTCACGCAGGAATCGATCACGGAGTTGATGGGCGAGGCCGAGAAACTCGGGCTCGTGATGTCGACGGAGACAGCCGCCGCCGCGCACGCCGCCGAGGTCGGATTCAAGAGTCTGCAAATGCAACTCGAATCCGTGGGGGCACACCTCGCGTCCGCGTTCCTGCCCGCGCTCGTCGGCCTCGAACAGAACATCTCGTCCGTGTTCAAACAGGCCATCGATCAAGCGAATCAGAGTCTCGACGCGATGGGCGGCAAGGGCGGATTCCTCTCGACGGTCGCCGCCGCCATGGGGGAAGGCGACAAGGCCATCGCCGCGCAGAACCAGCTATACGAGTACCTGAAAACCGCGATCATCACCCTCGTCCGCGACGGCGTCGAGCCCCTGATCACGGGCGTGTCGATGCTCATGAAGGTGTGGGACGAGGCGCTGATCCTCGGCAAGCTCGTGATGCAGGGTTACAACGGCATCACGTACGCCATCGAAGGGCTCGTCTACTACTACCTGAAATTGTCCGCGTTCACGGACCCGTTCCACGCGTCGGAGTTCAAAGCCAACGCCGCGACCGTCAAGACGGCGATGGACGAGCTATACGACAATTTTGTGAAGGGCGACGCCGACATCGAGAAACTGAAACAGAACCAGACCGATTGGGGCGCGACGGCGACGTCGACGAACGCGCAGATCGAAAAGTCGTTGAACGCCCTCGCGAACACCCACACGGACGCGGCGGCGACGATCAAGGATTTCGCGGACAAGAGCAAGAACGCGTACGGCGGCATCGGCACCGCCGTCGAGGGCGCGAAACCGCACCTCGAAGGGCTCGACAAGACGCTCGCGGAACTGGCCGAGAAAATCGACACGGCGAACAACAACAACGTGTCGTTCGCGGAGAAATTGAAGCTGTGGGGACCGGCGGCGGCGAAGGCTGCCGAGGAAGCCCGCGCGCTCGGCAAGGACGTCGCGTTGTCCGTGCAGGATCTCGCGGAAGGATTCCAGCAAGCGGAGATCGACAAGGCGGTCGCCAAGTGGACGTCGGGCCTCGGTGATTTCGAGAAGGTGCTCAGGGAATTGCCGAAAGTGTCGATGGACTCGATGAAGTCCATGGTCGCGGAGTACTCCGCGTTTCAGGCGGCGCAGGAGGCGCTGTATCAGCAATCGCACACCGGGACCGAACTCGAGATTCACGACATCGAGCGCAAGCGCGACGCCGCGATCAAGGCGCTGCAAGCGGAGACGTCCGAACGCGATTCCCTGTACGACGACACGGTCAAGGCGATCAACGCCCGCTATGACCACGAGATCGACGTCGCGAACAAGACGGCGTCGACCATCGAGGAACGGATGGCGAAGCAGGGCGTCTACACGCAGGAACAACTCGACAAGGCGGCGGACGACGCGATTGCCGACTACTACGCGATGGCGAATTCGGGGCAATACACCGCCGCGCAGTTGGAAGCGGCGGCGAAAAAGGCCAGCGACGCATGGGACAAGGCGGCGGGCGACACGTCGCGCACGTGGGCGCAGACGTTCAGCAGCATGAGCCGTGGGGCCGGGGAACTCGGGTCCGCGTTCACGACCATCGGGAACGCCATCGGCGGCGAGTTCGGGAAAATCGCCTCCGTCGCGGGCAAGGCCCTCGGAGACGTCAAAGGCGGATTCGACGACATCATGAAAGGACTGACGAGCGGCGATCTACTCGGGGAGATCGCCGGGATCACGAGCGGCGTGATCAAGCTCGGAGCCGCCGCCGTCTCCGCGTTCAAATCCTTGTTCGGGCTCGGCACCGCCGGACGCGACGCCGTCGTCGCGTTCGCGGACAGCATGGGCGGGTTCGACACGCTGCACGCAAAGCTCGACGCCCTCGGCGCGGACGGCGAGGCGTTGTGGGTGAAGCTCACGCAGGGCGTCGGCCGGAACAACCCCGACCAAGCCAAAGCGGTTATTCAGGAAGTCACCGACGCGCTCAACAAACAACAGGACGCCTCGAACAACACGCAGCAAGCCACGGAGGAACAAGCCGCCGCGACCATCGAGACGGCGACGGAAGCCTCGAACGCGCTCGACACCGTCACGGAGAAATTGAAGTCGAACGCGGACGACTGGCAGACGTGGGGCGACGCCGTCAACAAGATCATCAACAGCGTCGGCGCGTCCGTCCTCGCGATGCCGACGCCCGCCGCGCCG